CCATTCGAGGGCGTTTTGCTTAGCGTGCCTGCTGCCGCAGAAATATTGATAAAGCACGAGGAATCCAAGCTGAAGTGTGATCTTGAAGTAGAGTTTCAACTTGACAAGGCAGCCTCTCAATGTAAACTTGACAAGGAACTGCTTGAAGCGCGCATAGTCACGCTTGACCAGCAACACGCCGAGATTGTGGCGTCAAAAGACCTTGTGATTGAGAAACAGCAAGCAATCATCAAGAAGCAAGCACCACACCGCAAGTGGCTTTGGTTCGCAGGCGGCGTTGTCCTTGGCGGTGCTACTTACTACGGCATCCAGCAGGCGGTTAAATGAGCAAAGACCCAGACTACATTGTCAAAGTAGAGCAAGCAATCGCCAAGAAGTACGGCGAAGAAGCAATCCAGAATCCCAAAGCAGAATGGGACGAGAACAAAGAGAGAGCTTATCTGAAGCAGATGCGAGAACTCTACAAGAAACAAAAGAAAAATGATGAAGCGAACGATAAAGTAGAAGTAAATGGGATAAAGGTTTCAAGAAAACTACTTAATAGAGAATCTAAGACAGGATGTCCTGTTTGTGGTGCCTTCTCACATTCTACCCGTGACGACGTATCGCTCGTAAAGTTTGACTGCTGCTACAAGTGTTATATTAAATGGGTCGAAGGCAGAGAAGAGCGCTGGAATAGTGGGTGGAGACCCAAACAAAACTAGCAACTACTTATTTCAAAGGAACACTATAATGGCAACAGTTTACGAAATCGTTCAGGGCTTATCACAAGCCGCCGCAAACGCCTACGACGGCGCAATAACCGAAGATGGAGAACCTATCAAGGCAGGTCTAAAGAGAGAAGAGGGAGACCCACTCATCGATAAGCGAGTAATGGATGGCTTCAATGTCAAGTTTCATGGCAACATGATGCGCCTCTCTTACATGTCCGAGGTCACTCTCAAAGAGGTTTATGCTAACGGTTTCGAGTCTGATGTCGAATCACAGATGGCTGAGATTGTAAAGTTCCTTAAGAAAGAAGCTCGTAAGATTACCGGCTCTACTGTCAAGCTTACTAAAGAGGGTGAGATTGACATTCGTGTCGAAAACTCTTCAAGAGTCCGCTCCTGGGTTACCGCCACAATGCACTACAACATTGGTGGGATGGAAAAGGTTGATGTTGTGGGGGAAGCCACAGAGGACAGGCTTGCCTCCGATTGGAAAAAGTTCTTAGATCAGGGCGGTCTTGGCACTCGTCCAAAGAATGATAAGAGACCTAAAAACTCAGGAGAAAAAAAATGAAAATCACAAAGAATAAATTAAAGCAAATTATTAAGGAGGAGCTTGATTATATGGGCTCCGATATTGAAAGCTTTTCAGATGAAGATGAGTTAGGCGCAACCGAACCCATGCGTGATACCGGGATTCGTAGCCCAGCCGAAATACTTCTACAAAGAATGAACGCTCGTTCAAGACTAAATCGAATGTCTCCAGAAGAAATAGAAACATTAGCAGGAGGCGATCAGGAGGTTATGGATCTTATTCGTCGTATTCAGGGCGAAACTATGTATACCCCAACGAGTGGTATGTAAAGAAAGATGAATGCCAAGATTAACGAAAAAACAAATACTCAAAGAAATCGTTAAGTGTGGTAAAGACCCCTCTTACTTTCTAAAAAATTACGCCCGCATCTCTCACCCGATGCACGGGCTTATGTTGTTTAAAACCTATGATTACCAGGATCAGTTATTAAAAGACTTTAACGACTATCGTTTCAATGTCATTAACAAAGGTCGCCAGTTAGGTATTTCAACGATTACCGCTGGCTACATTGTTTGGATGATGTTGTTTCACCGCGACAAAGCCATTCTTGTTATGGCAACCAAGTTTGAAACAGCAGGTAACTTGGTGCGAAAAGTCAAAAACATTATGAAGAATCTTCCTGACTGGATCAGGATAGCAAGTATCACAACTGACAACCGCACGTCTTTTGAGTTGTCAAATGGTTCTTCAATTAAGGCTGCTTCTACCTCTGGTGATGCTGGTCGTTCCGAAGCCCTGTCGCTACTCGTGCTTGATGAGGCGGCACACATTGAGGGCTTGGAAGATCTTTGGACTGGTTTGTACCCAACGCTATCAACTGGTGGTCGTTGCATCGCAATTTCTACACCAAACGGTGTTGGCAACTGGTTTCATAAAACCTGCACAGGCGCCGAGAGTAACGACAACAATTTTTATCTCACAACTCTTATGTGGGATGTTCACCCTGAGAGAGACGAAGAATGGTTTAAAAAAGAAACCAAAAATATGTCCCGACGACAAATTGCCCAGGAGTTGGAATGTAACTTCAATACTTCTGGCGAGACCGTTATAGACCCAGACAACATGGAGTGGATTATGTCCAACATCCAAGAGCCAAAACATAAAACAGGCTTCGACAGAAACTTTTGGATTTGGGAGGAATACGACCCAAGTTGTAATTATCTGCTTGCAGCAGATGTGGCAAGAGGCGATGGTGCTGATAGTTCTACATTCCATATTCTCAAGCTTGAAACAATGGAGATCGTGGGCGAATATATGGGCAAACCAACGCCAGATCTCTATGCGAATATGCTGAATCAAGTTGGAAGGGAATACGGCAACTGTATGTTGGTTGTAGAAAACAACTCTATTGGCTACACTGTCATTGATAAACTTGTAGAGTATGCTTATCCAAATTTGTATTACTCGATTAAGTCCACACACGAATACATCGACCAGCATTTAGGCGAACATCGTACCGGTGCCATCGCCGGTTTCTCAACCACAAGTAAGACCAGACCCCTGATTGTTGCTAAGTTAGAAGAGTTTGTTCGCAACAAACTAGTTAAGACGTATTCTTCGCGTTTGGCAAATGAGTTTCGCACTTTTATTTGGTACAACGGAAAACCACAAGCCATGAGAGGCTACAACGATGACTTGGTGATGGCTCTGGCAATTTGCTGCTGGGTTAGAGACACAGCCCTTCAGACAAGTGCCAGAGACTTAAACTACCAAAAAGCATTCGTTGACTCAATAATGACTTCCAGAACAACTCTTAGTACACAGATAAAAGGACAAATTGGCTACACGGGCGAAGATCAAACTAGTAAAATGAACGAAGCAAGAAATCTATACTCCCAATATATGTGGATAATTAAGTGAGAAATTAATGGCACCCAGAAATCCAAAGCAAGGCAAAAACCCAGCAAATAGAGAATCTCAACTATTCCGTGCTCTTACTCGGCTGTTCTCTGGTCCGATTATCAGTTACCGGTCTGAGTCGGGTCGAAAAATACGCAGACAACATCTTGATAAATATTCTACAAGGTTCAAATCAGCATCAGGTCAGCAATTTAAGAAAGAGCAGTATAACCCACTTGACACTATAGCAGCAAACGCGATTGCTAATCAACAGAGGTCCGAGCGTTATATTGATTTTGATCAGATGGAATATATGCCCGAGTTGGCTTCTGCTCTGGATATCTACGCAGATGAAATGACGACATTCTCTGCTCTCTCGCCAATGCTTAACATCAAGTGTCGCAACGATGAAATTAAGGCTGTTTTAAATATTCTTTATCATAATGTTATGAACATAGAGCACAACCTTTTTGGATGGTGTCGTACAATGTGCAAGTATGGAGATTTTATTCTTTATCTTGATATTGACGACGAGATGGGTATTCAATCTACAATCTCAATACCTCTGCAAGAAGTAGAAAGGCTCGAAGGTCTTGACGCTACAAATCCAAATTATGTCCAATATCAATGGAACTCCGCAGGCATGACATTTGAGAACTGGCAGATTGCCCACTTCCGCATTCTTGGTAACGATAAATACTCTCCATATGGAACCTCTGTACTTGAACCAGTTCGACGTATTTGGCGACAGCTTACTCTAATGGAAGATGCCATGATGGCTTATCGTATTGTTCGTTCATCTGAAAGGAAAGTATTCAAGATTGATGTTGGCGCTATTCCGCCACAAGAAGTTGAACAATACATGCAGAAGATTGTCACCCAGTTGAAGCGTCATACTATTGTTAACAAGGACACTGGACGTATCGATCTTCGTTATAATCCCCTTTCTATCGAAGAGGATTATTACATCCCTGTTCGTGCTGGCTCTGTGACTGATATTCAAAACCTGGGTGCTGGACAAAACACAACTGCGATTGACGACATCAAGTATCTTCGCGATAAGATGTTCTCAGGAATTAAGATTCCGCAGGCTTACCTCACAATGGGTGAGGGCGCACAGGAAGACAAAACCACCTTGGCGACAAAAGACATTCGTTTTGCTCGCACCATTCAGCGTCTTCAACGGTCTGTTCTTCACGAGTTGGAAAAGATTGGTATCATCCACCTCTACACTCTTGGATACAGAGGAGAAGATCTTATAAACTTCAAACTTGCTCTTAATAACCCAAGCAAGATTGCCGAACTTCAAGAGCTTGAACACTGGAAAAACAAGTTTGATATCGCGGCTTCTGCCACGGAGGGTTATTTCTCTCGTCGGTGGGTTGCTGACAACATTTTTGGTATGTCTCACGAAGAGTTCCTTCGTAACCAGCGAGAACAATATTATGATCGTAAGCATGACACTGCTCTTGAAGGAGTTGCCGAGGCTGCTGCTGAAGCTGGCGCCGGTGGTGGTGCTCTCGATCTTGGAGGCGAGGGTGAACTTGACCTCGGCAGCGAAGAGGGCGGACTTGATCTCGGCGGTGATGAAGGCGGTGAAGATCTTGGCAGCGGTGGAGATGGTGGAGAAGAAAGTACCCTCCTGGCAGAACCTCCCGGCTCTCGTGACTCTCCACGTCTCGCCAAGTCTCTCGGCGCGCGTGCCAGGAAAGGCAAGAAGTACTTAACAAAGGGAGCTAAAGGTAAGAAATACCAGAAGGTAGCCGTCGATAAGAGACCATCGGGCGCCAGAAGCAGAAATTACGCTAGCATTGCCACACCCGAAATGAACACTTATAGATCAAACAATCTCGGTGGCTCAGAGTTAAGATCTCTTTCACGGGGTATTTATGAAGAACAAGACCCTATTTACCTAAGAGATCAGGAAGAAGAGTTTGCTCTTCTTGAGATGGACAACTCTGTTAAGTTCTTGCTCGAATCACTAGAGACCAAAGTTACGGAGAATAACAATGAAGAATAAGCACAACAAAAAGAGAAACACAGCATTTGTATTTGAAGCACTCGCTCGCGAAGCAACCGTTGCTATCATTAAAGGTGACGCAGAAAGAAAAGCCAAAGTGATCTCTATTGTCCGCAAACACTTCACAGGAGACTCACTACTCAAAAAAGACCTTGAATGCTACCGCTCTTTGTACGAAAATCAAAACTTAGACCAAACGACTAGCAAAAAAATCGTGGAGGCTGCACTAGCTGCCAAGCGCCTGATTGACCCTGATGGATTGTTCAAACAACAGACCGAAGTAATTAAAGATATTAATAAGGAACTAGACCCTCAGACTTTTAACAATTTTGTTCCAAACTATAAATCTCTAGCAACTATCGCTAAGATGTTCAACACTAATTCGCCCAAACAAACAGTAATGCTTGAAGCAAAGATCATCGAAGGGATGGTTAATGATACTGAAATATCAAACCTAGAACCAATAGATAGCATCACTTTTACAACTTTTACCAAAAAGTTCAATCAAAAATATGGTGATACTTTATTACGAGAGCAAAAAGAATTATTAAGACAGTACATCTCTTCGTTTTCAAGCGAAGAATTAGAAATAAAAATTTACCTTAATCGTGAACTCGGCAGATTGAAAGAATCATTAGAGAAGGCAACAGACGTAGAAGAAGTCGCCGCTGACGAAGATATGATTAATAAAACGAAGTTGGTCAAGGAACTCCTTGAGAGCTTATCGAGCGAAACCACTTTAACAGATACAAACCTCTTCACTATCTTAAAGACCCAAGAACTTGTAAAGGAAATCTACGACGATGGCAGTAACAGTTAGAATAGTCCCAGTACCGGAACCAGTCAAGGTTACAATCAAGCCAAAGACTCCACCTCCTACCGTAACTCTTGAATTAAACATTCGTAAGTCTCTAAGTGGCGATCTTATGATCTTTGACCACGGAGATATTGACATAGTGCTTTCTGGCAAAGATAAGAAGGTTACTGCGTTCCCCAAACAAATGATGACCGACTTCACATACGGCGCACAGAACCGCCTATTTAGTCATCTTGCACGCAAAGGCATCGTCATTCCTGAGTCTATCCAAGGCGCCTCATTCTATGGAGCAATGGAGGCACAGCTACAGGAAGCTGCTGACGGCAAGCTTAACGCAGCGAAGTTTGCACTCGTGAGTATAGAGAAATTTATTAAAGAAGAGAAACCATACTACGATAATGTCGAGGCTGCGGTCGCAGGTGTTGAAGACGAATATACCAATCCAGACAAAACCGACTCCACAGAACTTGGCGAAGTGCCACAGCGAGATGAGCAGGGCTCTATCCGCAAGGGCTATGGCAGAGATTCTTACACCATGTCTTACATGTACACAATATAGGAGATTACATGGAACTTGCTTTATTTGTTCTCATAGCCTACGGGCTAACACAGATTTTAGTCTACAGCGACATGCCCATAATAAAAAAACTAAGACCTCACAAGGAATCCTACCGGGGCTACGGTAAGGTTTTTCACTGCCCTATGTGTATGGGCTTCCACGTTGGTTGGTTTTTGGTCCTGCTTTCTCCTTGGACTGAACTATTTACGTTTGACCCAACTTTGGTTAATGCCTTTATGCTTGGCTGTCTCTCATCTGCGACTTCATATGTTCTTAATATGG